CTGGCGGAGGTAATCCCAATGGAGAATCTAACGAAAGGATGCTTTCGACATCAATCATTTCTAAATGAAAACAGTTCTCATTGTCAACAGTAACGGTAATAAACCATGACATTCATCAACCAGTTAATGCTGTACTTCTGTACGGTGGTCTGTGTGTTGTATCTTCTTTCAGGTGGATACAGGGCAGTACGCGACTTCTGGCGCAGACAGATTGACAAAAGGGCCGCTGAGAAAATCAGCGCCACTCAGTCAGCCGGAGCAAAAACAGAAGCCCCACTCATTCCGGAACAACCTTCTTAATAACCCCTTTCAACGAGAAAATCTCATGACAGATATAAAACAACTGGTCACTGCTGAGGCAGTGAAGGAAGTCATTCGCTCTGAAGAAGTCAGAAGCGTCCTGAAACAAAAACTCCGCCAGAATCTGGGAGAGCGTCTTGATGCAGAAGTGGATTCAATTCTGGATGAATTGCTTGGTGCACAGCCGGAACCATCCCCGGAACTGCTTCCGGAACCACAGGCGGAAGATGTCACCACGGAAAATGGTGATATTCAGCCGGAGTCACCGGTGACGGATATGACAGACACACAACCCGAACCGGGCACAATGCTGTAACGGCGGGGCAGGGCCATCAGTAAAACACTGATGGCCTTTTTTATTTCCGGTAGCACAGGTCTGTCGGGGCGGGGATATGTATCAGATGGAAAAAATATCAACGGGCATAGCCTATGGTACTTCTGCGGGCAGTGCGGGTTACTGGTTTCTACAGTGGTTGGATCAGGTTACTCCGTCACAGTGGGCTGCTATCGGGGTTTTGGGGAGCCTGTGTCTGGGGTTCCTGACATACCTGACGAATCTGTATTTCAAAATTAAAGAGGACCGTCGCAAGGCTGCCCGGGGAGAGTGATTAGGTGACTCAGAAACTCCACTATGGTTTATCGGTAGCCGTTCTGGCGCTGATTGCGGCAGGTGCTTCTGCGCCTGAAATCATCGACCAGTTTCTTGACGAAAAAGAAGGTAACCACACCACGGCATACCGTGATGGTGCGGGGATCTGGACCATCTGCCGTGGTGCCATCATGGTGGATGGCAAACCTGTCGTCCCGGGCATGAAGTTGTCGAAGGAAAAATGCGACCAGGTTAACGCCATTGAGCGTGATAAGGCGCTGGCATGGGTGGAGAAAAACATCAGAGTGCCACTGACCGAACCCCAGAAAGCGGGGATCGCGTCATTCTGTCCGTACAACATCGGGCCTTCGAAATGCTTCACCTCAACGTTTTACCGGAAACTGAACGCCGGAGACCGGAAAGGTGCATGTGCTGAAATCCGCCGATGGATATATGACGGCGGCAGGGACTGTCGGAATCGCTCAAATAACTGTTACGGGCAGGTATCGCGGCGTGACCAGGAGAGCGCGCTGGCGTGCTGGGGAATTGACAGATAAGCAGAATATTTTGCTGAAAAATGCGGTTTGCTCACACGGACGGATAACACGAAATCCTGCGAACTGACAAAAACTAAGTGAATAAAAGTAAAAACCCCGTTTGTTGGCTGCAAGCGGGGTTTTGTGTTTCTGACCTTGGATAAGGCAAGGGAGAACATGGAAAAGTATAAACGAATTCTGTTGAGGTTGACTATGAAAAACGGCCTTGAACTGAAAGCGCCTGTAACTGATGACATCAGCAGAGCACTGGCTTTTGCCATTAAGTGGGTGGCGGTCGGTGTTGCTGTGTCCCCGATGCTGTATGGGCTGGCAAAACTGGTCATTGCGTTGAAATCGTGAAGGGAGGATTAAGCATGTCAGACAAACTCATAACGCTGGCGAAGATCCTCTGTGTAATTGTCGGCATTTCATTTTCACTAATGCTGGTTGCTCTTTTTCTTTCCATGGCCTGGATGATGTTGTCTTCGTCGGGGCTGCTGGGGTGAACATAAACCGAATGCTTTCCGCGTTTATCGTTATTCTGCTGGTGGCCTGTGGAGCGCTGTGGATGGCAACAGACCATTACCGTGATAACGCGATTACCTACAAAGCGCAGCGCGATAACAAAGCCAGTGAACTGAAGCTGGCGAACGCAACCATTACTGATATGCAGGTGCGCCAGCGCGATGTTGCTGCGCTCGATGCAAAATACTCGAGGGAATTAGCCGATGCGAGAGCTGAAAATGAAACTCTTCGCGCTGACGTTGCCGCTGGTCGTAAGCGCCTGCGGATCAACGCCACCTGTCCAGGCTCCGTGCGTGAAGCCCCCACCACCTCCGGCGTGGATAATGCAACCGGCCCCAGACTGGCAGACGCCGCTGAACGGGATTATTTCATCCTCAGAGAACGGTTGATGACAATGCAGAAGCAGCTGGAAGGGGCACAGCTATACATTCGTGAGCAATGCCTCAGATAAAAACCGGCCAAGGATAATCCGCTGAAGATTTGCCGGTGGCTAAAGGGGCCAAGCCACCAATTTACGTAATTAGCCACAGAGATACAATATTTTAGTTTACTTATGTATTTCTGAAGCATGTCTTTGCGCAGTATCGTCGCCGTATTCCCACATGAACAGAGACCGCAGCCCTACCGGGAGACTCCTCTGCGCGAGTGTGCGGGGATAATCAAAAACGATACACACCGGGGTTTACCGCGTTAACGGAGCGTGGCGTTGTCCCCTCATGGTCGCTCGTCCGGTGCGATGGTGGAAGAAACTGGATTTTGTTGCAACTGACAATCATTATCATTTTCTCGGGTCCTTTCCGGCGATCCGGGCCGTTACGGGGCGGCGACCTCGCGGGTTTTCGCTATTTATGAAAATTTTCCGGGATCCATGTCCGGTTTCTCTGCAAGTTAACCATATGAAAAATATAAAAACATGCTTTCCATGAACCGGACATGCGCAAAAAATAGACACTAAAACCGGACATGACCGGTTTTGTTGTGATTGTGAGGTGAGAGTTTTTGCGAGGTGAGGAGTGGCTACGCAGACTGAAGTTGCCAGGCATTTAAGTCTGACCGATCGCCAGCTTCGCAGATTGCAGAAATTGCCGGGTGCCCCGATATCGAATAAGCGAGGGCAACTGGATCTGGATGCCTGGCGCGATTTTTACATATCGTATCTGAGAAGAAGTAAAAACGATGTGCCTGATGGCGATAGCGAAGACGACTATGAGGAGAAATTGCTTATTGCCAGATGGGAACTGACAGCAGAACAGGCTGTTACACAGCAGTTAAAAAATGAGGTGTCAAAAGGAAAACTTATTGACACCGGGTTCTGTATTTTTGCCCTCAGCAAGCTGGCAATGGCGTTATCCAGTACGCTTGATTCCATCCCTTTATCCATGCAGCGACAGTTTCCTGATTTAACACCGCGCCATCTTGACCATCTGAAAACCCTTATTGCGAAGGGGGCAAATCAGTGTGCGCGGGCGGGGGATAAATTACCGGATTTACTCGATGAATATATCAGAGCAACAACTGAATAATATGATGAGTGCTGTCACAACAGCATTACAGCCCCTGATAAGGGCATTGCCGGTGACGCCAGTTGAATGGGCTGATCAAAATTATTATCTGCCTAAAGAATCTTCATATGGTGAGGGAGAATGGAAAACGCTGCCGTTCCAGATCGCCATCATGAACAGCATGGGGAATGATCAGATCCGGACTGTTAATCTGATTAAATCTGCCCGTGTTGGCTATACAAAGATGTTGCTGGGAGTCGCCGGGTATTTTATTGAGCATAAATCCCGAAACAGTCTGCTTTTTCAGCCCACGGATTCTGCCGCTGAAGATTTTATGAAGTCTCACGTGGAGGCGACGATTCGCGATGTTCCCTGCCTGAAAAAACTTTCTCCCTGGCTGGGACGTAAACATCGTGATAATACCATCACGCTGAAACGCTTTTCATCGGGTGTGGGCTTCTGGTGCCTGGGCGGCGCTGCCGCCAAAAACTACCGTGAAAAATCCGTGGACGTGGTCTGCTATGACGAACTTTCCTCGTTCGAGCCGGATGTCGAAAAAGAGGGCTCGCCAACCCTGCTGGGGGATAAGCGTATTGAGGGCTCGGTATGGCCAAAATCCATTCGCGGCTCGACGCCTAAAATAAAAGGCTCCTGCCAGATCGAAAAAGCGGCCAACGAGTCGGCACATTTCATGCGTTTTTATGTGCCCTGCCCGCACTGCGGGGAGGAGCAGTATCTGAAATTTGGCGATGAGTCCACGCCTTTTGGCCTTAAATGGGAGAAGGACAGTCCCGAAAGTGTTTTCTACCTCTGTGAACATCATGGCTGCGTGATCCATCAGTCTGAACTGGACCAGAGCAACGGGCGGTGGATCTGTGAAAACACGGGGATGTGGACCCGCGACGGTCTGACGTTTTTCAGCGCCGCGGATAATGAAATTCCGCCGCCGCGCTCCATCACATTCCATATCTGGACGGCGTACAGTCCGTTCACCACCTGGGTACAGATTGTCTATGACTGGCTGGATGCACTGAAAGATCCCAACGGCCTGAAAACCTTTGTGAACACCACGCTGGGCGAGACCTGGGAAGAGGCCGTGGGCGAAAAACTCGATCACCAGGTGCTGATGGATAAGGTTGTGCGTTACACGGCTGCGGTGCCTTCCCGGGTGGTTTATCTGACGGCGGGCATTGACTCGCAGCGAAACCGTTTTGAGATGTATGTCTGGGGATGGGCTCCGGGAGAGGAAGCCTTTCTGGTGGATAAAATCATCATTATGGGGCGTCCCGATGAGGAAGAGACGCTGTTACGTGTGGATGTGGCGATCAACAAAAAATACCGCCATGCAGACGGAACCGAAATGACCATTTCCCGTGTCTGCTGGGACACCGGGGGGATCGATGGCGAAATTGTCTATCAGAGGTCAAAAAAACACGGTGTTTTCCGGGTGCTGCCGGTAAAAGGTGCATCTGTTTATGGCAAGCCGGTGATCACCATGCCAAAAACCCGCAATCAGCGGGGCGTGTATCTGTGCGAAGTGGGGACGGACACCGCAAAAGAAATTCTCTATGCCCGTATGAAAGCCGATCCCACGCCTGCGGATGAAGCCACGTCGTATGCCATCCGTTTTCCTGATGATCCGGAGATTTTTTCGCAGACAGAGGCGCAGCAACTGGTGGCGGAAGAGCTTGTGGAGAAGTGGGAAAAAGGAAAGATGCGTCTGCTGTGGGATAACAAAAAGCGGCGTAACGAAGCGCTGGACTGCCTGGTGTATGCCTACGCGGCATTACGTGTGTCCGTGCAACGCTGGCAACTTGATCTGGCTGTACTGGCAAAATCCCGGGAAGAAGAGACGACCCGGCCAACCCTTAAAGAACTGGCAGCGAAGCTGTCCGGAGGAGTGAATGGTTACAGTCGCTGAACTGCAGGCGCTGCGTCAGGCGCGCCTTGATTTATTAACCGGTAAACGGGTGGTGTCTGTCCAGAAAGATGGTCGCAGAATTGAATATACGGCGGCCTCTCTGGATGAGCTTAACCGGGCGATCAATGATGCTGAGTTGGTACTGGGGACAACCCGCCGTCGCCGTCGTCCGCTGGGAGTGAGGTTATGAAACGAAAGCCTGTCCTGATTGATGTGAACGGCGTTCCGCTTCGGGAGAGCCTCAGCTACAACGGGGGCGGTGCAGGATTTGGCGGGCAAATGGCAGAGTGGTTGCCACCCTCGCAGAGTGCCGATGCGGCCCTGCTGCCCGCGTTGCGTCTGGGGAATGCCCGTGCAGATGATCTGGTGCGCAATAACGGAATAGCGGCCAATGCGGTGGCCCTGCATAAGGATCACATTGTCGGGCATATGTTTCTGATTAGCTACCGTCCGAACTGGCGCTGGCTGGGGATGCGGGAGACCGCGGCAAAAAGTTTTGTCGATGAGGTGGAGGCGGCCTGGTCAGAATACGCAGAAGGGATGTTTGGTGAGATCGACGTGGAAGGGAAACGCACGTTTACGGAATTTATCCGTGAAGGTGTGGGCGTTCATGCGTTTAACGGCGAAATCTTTGTGCAGCCGGTCTGGGATACGGAGAGCACGCAACTGTTTCGTACGCGTTTTAAAGCCGTGAGTCCGAAACGGGTGGACACGCCAGGACACGGTATCGGGAACCGTTTTCTGCGGGCCGGGGTGGAGGTTGATCGATATGGCCGTGCCGTTGCGTACCATATCTGTGAGGATGATTTTCCTCGCTCCGGGAGTGGACGATGGGAACGGATCCCGCGTGAACTTCCCACCGGGCGTCCGGCCATGCTGCATATTTTCGAGCCGGTGGAGGACGGGCAGACCCGTGGGGCCAACCAGTTTTACAGCGTCATGGAACGGCTGAAGATGCTCGATTCCCTGCAGGCAACACAGCTTCAGTCGGCCATTGTTAAAGCCATGTATGCAGCGACGATTGAAAGTGAACTTGATACCGAAAAGGCCTTTGAATATATCGCCGG